CGAGGAGGAAATTGAGGTGCTGAACGAATTGCGGCTCACGCGACAGCAATTCGCCCGCGCCATCGAGGCCGCGCTGAAGGAGCGAAACAATGGATAAATCAGAAGCCCTGTTCCTCGCCCAGGAACTTGAAGCACCGCTTGGTACGGTGATCAGTGGCGAGGTGGACCGTAGGGCAGCAGCCGAACTGCGCCGCCTGCACGCGGTGAATGCCGAACTGCTGGAGGCGTTGAAGCGCACCAAGCAAACCGGCGTGTTCGTCGGCGCGATAGCGCAAGAGATGATGGACGCCGCCATCGCACGGGCGGAAGGAGAGAAGACATGACCGCCTACACCACCCTCAACAAAATCCGCCAGCACGGCCCCTGCGCTGACGGCTGGGCCAAGCTGCTCCGCTATCTCGGAAAAACGCAACCCGACGACGAGCCACTGTCTCTCGTTACCATCCTCGACAGCAATGGGCTGGACGACGCGCTATGGTGCCTGCGTGCCTGCGAAGGTATTGACCGCGAAGCGCGGCTGTATGCGGTGTGGTGCGCCAGACAGGTACAACACCTGATGACGGGCCCGAGCTTGCTGACCGCGCTGGATGTGGCCGAGCGGCACGCCAACGGCGATGCTACAGACGAAGAGTTGGGCGCAGCGAGGGCCGCAGCGTGGGCCGCAGCGTGGGCCGCAGCGAGGGCCGCAGCGTGGGCCGCAGCGAGGGACGCACAAACCGCTGAATTTCGCAGGAGGTTCGCATGACCACATGGAGAAAAGGCCCGCCGCCCAGCATCGGCTGGTGGCCTGCGAGTACCCACCGTAACCCAGACCTCCTGCGTTGGTGGAATGGAGAGTGGTGGAGCGTTGGATGTGTTTCTAACTACACGGTGAAAACTGTGGCAAGACTTGCCACGCAGAAATCTTGGTATCAAGCCAAAATCGAATGGACCGACCGGCCCGCATCGTGGCCCGAAAGGAGTCGCACATGAAAGACGGAGGACCAGCGTTTCCGCTGCACTCAGAAGTGCGCCCAAGTATAGACAGCGAATGGTGCGGCATGAACATGCGCGACTACTTCGCGGCGAAGGCGATGCAGACCCTGCTGGGTAGCGAGTACACCAGCGAACACGGATTGCATGAAGGCTGGGTGGGGGCGCTTGCCCACGAGTCATACATGGTTGCCGACGCCATGCTGGCAGAGAGGAGCAAGGGATGACCACCGAATCCGTGCATGTCGTTCCCTTAAACGACTTGAAGGACCACGTAGCCAGCGTGGACTGCTGGTGCAACCCCACCGAGGATGACGAATGGCCCGGTGTCTTCGTGCATCACTCGATGGACCGCAGGGAAGAGTACGAGCAGGGAAGGGAGGCGTCGTGACCCGACAATCCAAACACAAGCGCCGCGTGGTACGGCACATGCTCGGCGCTATTCACTCGGTGCAGCACATTAAAAAGCTGTCGTATGCACTGCGACAAGCCTACCGCGCCATAAGTGCAGCGATGGCGCAGGCGTATGCCAAGGCGAGAAAGGAACAGGGGATTGTATGAACGCCGACAACGAGATTGAGGGAATGATACGGTCGCTGAAGGCAAGGGCCGAGCAGCTACGCCCATTGCCCGCGCCAGTCACACCCATCACACCTGTTGGCTGGCTCTGCCCCGCGTGCGGACGCGGCAACGCCCCGTTCGTTCAACGCTGCCCTTGCAAAGGATGGCCGAAGATGGAGGTTACATGCTGAACGGTGCTGGCCGCGATCGGAATGCGTTGACCTGCGCCTTGCCTGGTGCTACATTCCGCCCCGGGTAACTGTCCCCGCAAATTCCAAAGCCGGCCGCGAGCCGGCTTTTTGCATTTCCGAGCCCGGGTCGACTGAAGGTCGGCGCCTCGTCTCCCGTCCGGCTGGACGTCGTCACGGGTTCACCTATCACATGGTCAAAGACAAAGAGATCAAGGTCCCGAAGTACGTCACGAAGCGATTCCTGGCGGACCAGGCGCGCCTCGTCGTGTCTGGCCGTATCGACGACATCCTGGAGCGCTACGCTGGCGGAGAGTCTTTGGAGTCGATCGGCGCGAGCCTGCCCGTGGCCATGTCCGCCTGGAAGCTGCGCGACATCATGCTCACTATGCCGGAGCTCTCGGAGCGCTACCACCAGGTGCGCCTGCACAAAGCCCACAACCTGATGGACAGCGCGCTGGAGGTGGCCAAGAACGCGCGCGACCTGGGCGACGCGCAGGGCCTGCGCCTGGCGGTCGACACCTACATCAAGGTGGCCAGCAAGATCGCGCCGCGAGAGTATGGGGACAAGGCCAAGGTCGAGCTCACGGGCGAAGGCGGCGGCCCGGTCAAGCTGCTGGCGCTCACCGACGAGGAGCTGATGCGCGTGGCGGCCAACGGCCTGGCCAGCGCTCCTCAGGCCGCGGGCGCCGACGAGGAGGGCGACGAGTGATCACACCGGCGCAGGCTGCGGCTGAACTGCTGGCGCGCAAGAAGGCGCGCGAGTCGTTCCCGCACTACTGTGCTTACCGGCTGCCGTCGGACATGCGCCTGGCGCAGCACCACGTCGTGCTGGCCGACGCGCTGGACAAAGTCGAGAGGGGCGAGATCGATCGCTTGCTCGTGATGATGCCGCCAGGCTCTGCGAAGTCCACCTACGGCTCGGTGTACTTTCCCGAGTACTTCATGGGCCGCAATCCGCAGCTCAGCGTGATCGCCGCCTCGCACACCGCCGAGCTGGCCGAGCGATTCGGCCGGCGCGTGCGCAATGGCGTCGACGAGGACGGCTTCCGCGCGCTGTTCTCGCAGGTCACCCTCGCGCCTGACAGCACGGCCGCCGGGCGGTGGGGCACGAATCACGGCGGCGAGTACACCGCGGTGGGCGTAGGCGGCTCGATTACCGGCCGCCGCGGCGACCTGATCGTGGTCGACGATCCGGTGCGCAGCCGCGAGGACGCCGACAGCGAGCGCGTGCGCGAGAAGACTTGGGACTGGTGGACCAACGATTTGCTGACCCGCCTGAAGCCGCACGGGCGCATCGTGGTCATTATGACCCGCTGGCACGAGGACGACCTCGCTGGCCGCCTGCTGGAGCGCGAGCCCCAGCGATGGACCGTCATCAAGCTCCCGATGATCGCTGGCGACAACGACCCTCTGGGCCGTGAGCCGGGCGATCGCCTGTGGAAGGAGTGGTTCACGGAAGAGATGGTGCGGCAAGCGCAGGCTGATCCGCGCTCGTGGATTTCGCTGTACCAGCAGGAGCCGCGGCCAGCCGAGGGCGCGGAGTTCAAGCGATCGTGGATCGTTCGCTACAACAGCGCGCCCAAGAAAATGAACAAGGTGCTGCTGGTCGACCCGGCCGGAGATCCGCAGACTGCCAAGGCCGGCACAAAGCGCAAGACCAGCGACCGCACGGTGATGTGGGTCGTCGGCCTGGCGCACGACGGAAACGCATTCCTGGTCGACGGCCTGATCGATCGGCTGACGCTGACGCAGCGCGCCGACAAGCTGTTCGAGCTGCACAAGAAGCACAAGCCGATGCAGACGCGCTACGAGCGCTACGGCATGCAGGCTGACATCCCGCACTTCCAGGCGGAGATGGAGCGCAGGCAGTACCGCTTCAAGATCACCGAGGTGGCCGGTGCGGTGGAGAAGAACGCCCGCATCCGGCGCTTGATCCCGTGGTTCGAGGGTGGCCGTATGTGGCTACCTCAGCAGCTTCTCTACACCGACGCGCAGGGCAACCAGCACGACCTCGTGCAAGAGCTGCTCGATGTCGAGTACGCCACCTTCCCGGTGGGGCGCTACGACGATGGCATGGATTGCCTGGCTCGCATCGACGAGCCGTCCCTGACTCTGCCGTGGCCTGACGAGGAAGACTCGTGGGCGGCGGCGCCGGAAGCCGCGGTCGCGTGGGCCGTTATCGACGAAGTGACGGGCTACTGATGGACCCCAAAGACATGCCGCCAGAAGTCGCCTACATGGTCGGTGACGAGGTGCTGACCAGGGAGGAGTTCGAGTCTCGCCAGAAGAACGAGATCGAGCGCCTGTACCAGGTCTTCACGAAGATGCGCGACCAGTGGGTGCAGTCGCGCGCCACGAACACCGACGTCGAGAAGCGCTGGCGCAAGAACGCGCAGCTCTACTTCGGCGAGCACACCAACAGCACCGGCGAGTTCGAGAACACGCTGCGCAACGGCCCGCCGGCGCGCAAGGCGCAAGACGGCGCTCGCTCGCGGGTGGTGATCAACATCGTGCGCCCGAAGGTCGACCAGGCCGTGGCTCGCATGTGCGAGATCCTGTTCCCGGTGGACGACCGCAACTGGGGCATCCGGCCCACGCCGATGCCCGAGCTCGCGGACATGGCCGGCAGCGACGCTCCGACGGTCGACCCGAACACCGGCCAGCCTACCGGGTTCACTGCGCGCGAGGAAGCCAACGCGATCATGGAGGCCGCCAAGCAGTCGGCCGAGGCCATGGAGCGCTCGATCGACGACAGCCTGACCGAGTGCAAGTACAACGGCGAGTCGCGCAAGGGCATCGAGGACGCGGTGCGGCTGGGCACGATGGTGCTCTACGGCCCGTTCCCGGCCAGGCAGACCAGCAAGGTCTGGCTGCCGCAGGGCGACGGCACGCAGGTGCTGCAGATCAACGAGTCGATCGTGCCTGCCAGCGAGCGCTTGGACCCGTGGGACGTGTTCTTCGACCCGTCCTGCGGCAACGACCACCAGAACGGCCGCGGCTTCTTTGTGCGACGCATGGTCACGCGCAAGCAGCTACGCAAGCTGGTGGGCCTGCCAGGCTACGACACCGAGGCGATCCGCGAGGTGCTGCGCATGCCGCCTCAGAAGCTGCGCGTGGCCGAGGGCCGGATCATCCGCGACATGATCAACGAGGACGCCTACGAGATGTGGACGTACCACGGCGAGATCGAGCCCGAGGAGATGGAGATGCTCTCCAGCCGCACGGGCGATCCGTTGGAGGACGTGGACTTCGGCGTGCTCGTGATCGTCAACGACAAGGTCGTCGGCGCGATGGACTCGTGGGTGGCCGACCGCACGCTGCCGGTGGACGTCTACTGCTGGCGCAAGAGCGACGACAGCCCCTTCGGCTACGGCCTGCCGGACGAGCTGGAGCACCAGCAGCGCGTGGTCAACAGCGCCTGGCGTCAGGTGATGGACAACGGCCGGATCTCGCTGGGCGGCCAGATCGTCATCAAGAAGGGGATGATCATTCCCCAGAACGGCAGC